ATTGTCGTGCAGCCTGATACATCTGAATGTTTTCACCAGCGGTGTTTGGAAACTTTACAGCATTGATGGCTGTACCAGTGACACCAGACTGACGCCTAAACACTTTACCCGGATAGATATCATAGTTCTGTCCGGGTACAAGAGATGCCTCATCTACATCAAATACTACATTACCAGCTAGTGCTAGGTTGTCAATAGCCATTCTTACATGACCATTCATTAGTAGCTGGGCGTCTTCCATGTTCTCAGGTATACCAACGCCAAACAACTGGTAGGGGTTGATTTCATATGGCGTTGCAAAGTATGGAATACGGTAAGGTACAAACGGATTGAGGACTAATCGTAGAACCTCATTGCCACAAACCCACACATTAACAGGAACCTCTGCAAGATCACTAACTGCCATAGGTATGCCCATCTCTTCCACAAGCTGGCTGTCCATGTTGCCCCAGAACTCAAGCACCTCGTACCTATCAACGGCAGCGAGGTCTTCCAAGCTCTCGGCACGAATAGTGTCTTCAAAGTATTTGTCCGTGTAATTAGGACCAGCGTTCAGACAGGTTGCAACAGCATCAGGATTGAAGAACGGCTTGTCCATCAAGTCTCGCATCTGCGACCTGTTTAGTCGGTGGCGCTGAATTACATAGGAGCAATCATCCACACTAGTAGCGGTGGGGTCTGGGTAAAAGTTCCAGCATGAAACCGACTCAAGACGGGGTACAAGCTTTTTATACGGGTTGTAGTTTTTATCGTTATCCCATCTATGTAGAGTTTTACTCTCATTGAGCGGTCCCTTTACAATGCCTGTACCAAGAAGGGCGCACTCAAAGAGAGAGTGGCGCAATATGTTCGTGGCGTTGTTTTCATGCAGTTGGTCATGGATGAGCTTTTCCATGTGCCGTGCTGTTTCGCGTGAAGGAGATATCTGCGGCTCACCCAAACGGCTTGGGCCTTCCTGCAGATCAATGCCCTCATACTTTTCGGCTAGTCCTGCTAGCGGAGAAGCCTCAGTAGCCCCCGGTGGCATTTCGCGGCCATCGCCGGGAAAACCATAGGGGTCTGCCATAGGTGCTTCTTCCTGCTGTGGAGGTACAGGAGCTTTGCTTAGATGTGCAAACTCTGCAACGCCTTCAGGCACAGGGCTAGGCTCAACAACGATTGGGAACTTTTTGTTAGCAAAAAGCACGTCAATCATCTGCCCATAAGCAGCGAGAACTTTTGTTTTGGTAATCTTAACGAACACTCTACTGTTCTCAGATTCACGGAACTGAGTTGTAGAGTCGTAGATACCTCTAAAGTTTTTGTAGGCTTTTAGCCAGCGTTGTTCGTGCTGATAGCGGCCATGCTCTGCTTCTTCAAACTTTGACTTAACAGTGCCAACTACATTTGTAGAAGCCTCATCAACAAAAGCTGCTGCTGTGATATCGCCTAAAGGTGAATCCTCCATAGGACTTTCCTCTTTGCTTAGTAGTCTTTTTCGTCAGCCATGCGGAAGACTGCCGGATCGACCATGTTGGTCGCTTGACGAGGCATGTCCACCTGCAGCGCGTCACGATCAATCGGGCCGATAAGCATCTGCTCAAGACCTTCACGGTAGAGAGAACCTTCAGCCGCTTCGCTGAGTTCACCCTGCTTGCTCATCATACCCATAATGTAATCTGCTCCATACGCTTTCATAGGTTTTCCTTTCTATCAATCTAGGTATAAAAATCCTCTAGCGCCTTTTAGACGGTCAGAGGCTTGTTGTTTTTCCATAGCGGAAAAAGCTTCTTCATCAGCACTTCTTAATTCTTCGTAATCGGGTCCAGCCCTTTTTCGTGCTTCAAAACCTTCCATTGTAGCATCAGCCACCGGAGTTGCTGCGGCTAATTCATCAATAACTGTTAGTCCAAGACCAACACCGGGAATCAACGCTTTAGCTGTTCCTCTGCCACCCTTTTTAATAATACCCAGTATGCTTTTAGTTCTTTCAGACATCGGCTTCGGCTCATCAGAGGGAAGTGGTCTGGGCTGTGGTTTCTCTTGTTCTTCAGGAGGTGAAATAAACTTAGCTGTTCTTTCTTGTATTGTTGGTGTTTCAGGAATAGCAGGTCTGGCTTCTCGTCGCGCAGCCGCCTTTCTCTGCCTGTCCTGCATCTCAATCTGAGGAGTGATTTTTGTCTGTGCGTATATAGGAAGATACGCTTTTTTAGCCTGTTCTAAACCTTTTTTGGAAAGAGCGAGTCTGTAGGGGCGTGTCCTATTTGGGTCTTCAATAGGCTTTCCATCCTTATCTCTACCAACTATGACAGGAACACCGCCTCTTTCTTTTATATCTAGTAGTCTTTTACCTTCTCTGGAGCGCCTATTTTGGCTGCTCTTAGGAAGATTTTTAAATTCCTCATCTAACCGTTTTAACTCTGGGTCAGCGTCTTGGAGAAACCCATTATCATACAAAAACTGTTCATACGCTTTAAACTCATCAAGACTTTTAAAGACGCCTTCAATGCCGTCAGGAAAAGCGTCTTTAATGTATCTGTCTAAGTCTTTTGACCTTTCTATATTTCCTTTTCTAAACGCATCGAATCGCGACGTTAGATCAGTAATAGAACCCCTTACATTTTTTCCCGTCTCTTGCATCATCTTCAGTATAAGACCAACGCCCCTATCCGTTATAGTGATAGGTTTCTTAACGCCCAGCTTTTTTAATTCAGCTTCAGGCAGATCAGTTACGTTGGGGCGTAATTGACTTCCCGGCCCTACACCTGCTTTTCTTTCTGGAAAAGTTGATCTTCCTGATTTATCAACCATACTTAATAACCAAACGTAGAGTCAAACGGTTTTGGCTTTGCCTCTTGCATCTTGTTCATCATTGAGTTGATGGTTAGATGTCCTCTTGCGCGTGTCATGCACATGTATCGCAAAGCGTCGTAGGCGTGGTCATCTGCTTTTGTATCTACATCTTCAGGGTTTGTCTTTGACAGTGGTAGCCCTGAGAGAGTGCGTATCAGATGTGTGCAGGTTGAGAGTATCTTTATTTTTGGTTCTTGTGTGAACTCGTCTACCTGCAAACGCCTGTGTAGTTCTAGTTTACCCGCAATCCTGTTTCTATCAGATGGAGTGAACCTAGCTCCACAACGAATGAGAGTTTCAGCGATTGAAGGTCCGGTGCCTGTTCTGTTCCAACAGGAGGAGTCAAGCACCGAGTAATACATGCCGGGATCGCCCCCCTCAAGATTTACAATGATGTTGGCTAGGCTCTCTGCAGTTTGACCTTTGCCATAAAACTCCCTGTAAATCCAAAGGGTATCATCCCAATCAACTGCGCCCCACAGGACACAAGAGGGGGCGGCATACCCGTAGTCTGCTGCACGAAGGCGTAACCAGCCGTGGGGTATCTGTGCCTGTGAGGCTTCCACAACATGAATGCTGCGGGAAAACTCTGGGAACGCCGCTCCCTCTGCGACATCCCAATCCCCTTCTAGAAGCCGCCTTCGTTCGACTTCTGGGAGCGACCTCAACATGGCTTCATATTCACCAGTTTCAGCGAGGTAGGGGTTATCAGTCAGACGCGCCGGAATGAATTTACGAAGAAACAGCGGCTGACCTGCTTTACCGTTAGTTGCTGTCTCAGGCCACAAAAGAGCGTTACCTGTATCAACATCGGTAGCTGCAAAAGGTGTATTAGGCGGTGCAGGGTCAATGTACATCTTCTTGACCCACCAGCCACCTACCCCTCCGGGGTTTCCTGTGCAGCGCATATATGCGTCAATCTGCGGGTCCGTTGTACGAAGTCTGGAGCGCAGATACTCCCACACGTAGGGAGTTGGGTAGTGCGTTATCTCGTCAATACCAATCCAAGTAAAAGCCTGACCTTGGTAGCGTGTTACGTCCTTGTCTTTGTCGAGGTAGGAGAACCATGCCGTAGCCCCGGACGGGAACTGCCACATAGCCTTGGACTCTCTGAATACGGCACCGGGAAAAGCTTTTGGATAGAGTTGTTTGCTTTTATCAACCAGTTCTGTAAGCTCATCCAAAGTACGACGAATAATAAGGGCGCGATGATTGGGGTTGCCACAGTAACGAAGCAGATCAGCAAGAAGAGCGTAAGACTTGCCGCCGCCAGCAGCCCCACCATAAAAAACATCCCTTTCAGGGCTTGCCAAAAAGTCAGTCTGCGGCCCTTCATTTGGTTTGAAGATAACCTCTGCCTCATCCTCTACTAACTCCCTTACGGGTTTTGGTACATTCTGTAGTGTGGTATCTTCAATGACTTTAGCACCATTCTTGTTAAACAAAGCCTGTTCAACTTTCTTGATGCTGTCTTTCTTCTCTTTGGCCTTAGATGCTTTCTTCTGTGCTTTCTTCTTTGCCCTATCCGCGTTGCGAACCGCAGCGGCAGAAGCTCGTCTTGCTCTTTCTTTTGCAGAGAGACGATAGTTACCCTTCTCGCCCTCGGCTAACTTGGGACGGCCCCGCTTGCGCTTGACAGGCTCTTCTCTTACGTCAGCTTTATCAACCAAAGGCGGGTGGCTTTCTTCGGACATTCTTTTTGTGCCTTCGCTCTGGTGATCTAAATCGTCCAAGTGTTTTACCCTTATGAAATACTATCTTGGTATTTCCCGCTGTCTTTCTCTTTTTTGTTGCCATTACTTTAACTTTGGTTTACGAACCCCACCGCCTTTTGCGTATGGTTTTACTTTGCCGCCTTTTGCTTTACCAAAGGGCCTATTAAAATACTCTGTTATTCTTTCCGTAGGGGCAGAAAATTCTACTCTTCCCTGAACATTTTTCCTAGTGTCTACAGCACCCGTAAATTTTGTATCAAACAAACCAAATCGACCCGGACGGTACTCCCCACCTACCTGAGCGTATTTTGCACGGGGGTCTACAAATGCTGTGGCGTCTACGGGGCCTACATTGTATCGGCCCCTTGCTGTGCGTCGCTGTGGGTTAACAGAAACGCCG